AGGCAAAGGCGGTGGCGGCTCTGGCGATGGAGCAGGAGGAACAGGCGATGACCTGTTCTCTGGACAGGGCGGCGGCGGAGGCCAAGGAACTGGCACTGAAGGCGGTGCGCTCGGTGGTGCAGGAGGTGCAGGAGGTGCCGGAGAAGGCGGAGCCGGAGGTGCCGGAACGGGTGCCGGAGAAGAGAACGCGATAGACTGGGAGAAGATTACCGACGACGAATACTTCGGCAAGGTTCAGGTTCCCACGGTCGAAGGCGTCAACATGAACATGGATTACGTCAAGAAGACGTATGGCGAGTTCATCCGCAAGCACCACATCTCGCCGGATGCCGTCGCGGAGTTCCTCCAGCTGGAGGGCGGCACCTTCAAGAAGGTGTACGACGAGACGATGGCGAAGCAGAAGGCCGAGACCGAGGAAATCAGCAAGAACTTCAAGGCGCAGGGAGAAGCCCTGAAGAAGGCGTACAACCCACAGCAGATTGACACCGCCGTGAAGGCCCTCGCCACGTTCTCTGACGACAAGGACTTCATGCAGGTCGCGACGACGAACCTGTCGAACAACTCCACGCTCGTCAAGCTCCTCCTGAACTGGGCGGAACACAATTCCGTGGACGACACGGCTGGCGCAGGAACGGGTGCCGGAGCGGGCGGCGCGCTCGCCGGATTCGCCGAGCGGTGGACTGGGAAGAAAATATGAAAAACTTTTGGAAAGGGTATTGCATCGTGAGACCGTCTCGTGATATAATACACACCAAAGCACGGAAAAGCGGAAATCGTCACCAGACCGCTTGTTCTTCTGGCGACAACAATGAAGGAAAGGTAAACCTATGGTAATCGACCAAGGTGCTTTTACGCTGCGGGATGTTGCCGCCCGAATGGACAAGTCGGGCGAGAAGTTCAACAGCGACATGGTGAACCTCGTCTATGAGACGAATCCGCTCTTGCAGGATTTGCCCGTAGTGGAGGCGAACGACGGCTCCTCGAACATCACGACCTATCGTGTTGCTCTGCCGGAGGCGAAGTTCACGGGCTACCGCGAAGGCGTCAAGCCCAGCAAGGGAGGCGTCACGAGCGTCCGCAACACGGCGGCTCACATGGACGCCATCATCGAGATGTCCCAGCGCGAGTGGGACGAGGCCCCCGACAAGAACGCGTTCCTCGCTGACGCGGCCCTCGACCAGATTGAGGCGATGAACCAGAAGCAGTCCCGCGAGATGCTCTACGGCTCCTTGAGCAAGAACGTCCGTGGCTACAACGGCTTCTTCGCCCATCAGGAGAAGTGCGGCTTCACCATCGGCGGGACTGTCATCGAGACGGACGACAAGAAGCCAAGCTTCTACGTCTTCAACGCTGGCGGCAACTTCACGCTCGGCACGCTTGACGCGCAGGGCCACGCCACGTCAATCACCCCGCAGGACGTGGCTTCGATGAGCGCGACCAACCTCCGCTCCATCGGTCTTGTCGGCGTCGGCACCCGTACCGTTCGCGGCTTCTACCCGCGCGGCACGACCGCTGGCATCAAGAAGGGCCAGTGGAAGGAGCATGAGACGCTCCTCGACGAGAACGGCGGCAAGTACGAGGGTTGCTCGCAGTTCCTCTCTTGGGACTTCGGCCTCGACATCCGCGACTGGCGTTATGTCGGCTGGATTCGCAACCTTGACGTGACCGCTCTGGAGAAGCGCGGTGCGGAGCATTACATCAAGGAGATGCTCCGTCGTCTCGTCACCCGCGTCGGCGGCGGCAAGCAGGACGGCGCGAAGTGGCAGTGGGTCATGCCTCTCATGGTGTTCGAGGGTCTCCAGACCGTCTTCGAGCGCATGACGATGAGCAACGCCATCCAGTACACGCAGATTCAGGATGTCCTCCAGCCTGTCCTCTGGGGCAAGCGCGTGGTCATCATGGACTGCATGAACCGCGCTGAAGAGGCTCTGCCCGTTCAGACGGCCTAACTCGTTCCCTCCAAGGGGCGGGGCTGACGCTCCGCTCCAAGGAGGGGCAAAGTCAAGAAAGGATAGAAAATGAAAATCCACAAAGACCTTCTTACCCACGACAACGTGGCACCTACCACGACTGGCAAGGTCATCGACCTCGGCTTCAATGGCGATTTCGACCACAAGAAGTCCGACTGGAACATGCTCTTCGTCCAGTTTGCTGGCAAGGCAACTGGCACTGCGCTGACCGTCAAGGCGTACTCCGTGCAGGAGACCATCTCCGGCATCGTCGCAGACGGCAACGTCATCGGCCAGCTGGTGATTCCTGAAGCCGATGTCCGCAAGGGCGGCGTGTTCGGGATTCCCCTTCCTCGCGGCCTGAAGCGGTACTTCACTCTCGCCTTCACCGGGACGACCAAGCCCGACTACATCACGGCTGGCATCACGGACGAGGTGGACACCGACACCCGCTTCGACTGGACGAACTACAAGGCGGCCAACACTGGCTCGTCCGAAGTCCGCCAGCGTAGCCAGAACGTCGGCGAGGTCATCGACGGCACGGTTCACGCGCACGTCACGGCCTAACCGCCTTGCGGCACATAGCTTCCGCCGTGGCTTGGCTGTCGGTTTCCGTGCCAGCCCGGTCACGGCGGAACTGTTTTCACGAACTTGAACAACGAAAGGATTCTACCGATGAAGCGGATTTGGAAAGCAAAAATCTCCTGTCAGATGCCTTGGCGCGATTTCGAGAAGGGCGAGACCGTCGAGCTTGACGACGAACGGGTCAACGAACGCGTCAAGGCACTCTTCGACTGCATGACGCCTGACGGCGGAGCGGTCAAGGAGGAGAAGAGAGACCCCGACCTCGAAGTGATGGTTGCCCGTCTGAAGGCGGCGAAGATTCCGATGAAGAAGAACATCACCCCGAAGCAGATTCGGGAGCTGTTCGACCAGTTCCTCGGAAGCGGAGCCACGGCTGGCGCGGTGTCAGGCGAGGCGAGCGGCGAGGTTCAGGAGCCTCCGAAGGAAGAGAAGCCCAAGGAGGAGGCCAAGCCTACGGAGACGCAGGAGCCTCCGAAGGAAGACAAGTAAGGAGGTGTGCGCATGAACGGGATAACCGTTTCCATCAACGACAAGACCAAGAGGGCCGTCTGCAAGGAGACGGTGGCCCTTTGTGCGCAGTACCACATCAACGTGGAACCCGCCCTTGAAGGGGACGGGTTCCTCGTTCTCCACAGGCGGCACGTCGGTAGCGGTGCGCCCGACGGGAAGACCGTGTTCGTGGGCGGCGAGATTGCCGCAAGCCCAGTGTACAACTGGGACATGAACGAGGTCTATGCCGTGGTGAGCCTCACCACGACGACGGGCCTGTCCGGCCAGAGGACTACGACCGGGACGCTCGACCTCCGCTACCAGAACCTTTGCAGAGACCTCATCCAGAGGTTCGGGACTGGCGCGGAGGCGTCGGTCGTGTTCGCGGTTTACGACACGGTGGCCGGAGGGCTTGCCGGAGACGGCGAGTTCAACGTCAAGGTCGTAGAGCCGTACTACGTTTCGGACGACCAGAACCTCGCGCTGTTCCGTGGCGAGAAGGGTTCGTCCGTGCAGAACATCGAACTCATCGGTAGCGATGCGGTCGGGAACTACGTTTACAAGTTCTCGTTCACGGACGACAAGTTCTTCTACGTCACGATGCCTCGCGGCCCGATGGGGAACTCATCGGCCGGCTCGTATGCGTACAACCAAGTGACGCACAAGTACCACATCCTGAAGGTGGTGACGAACGGCCTCGGCCAGCTGACGGTGAAGGTTGACCCCGATGGCGTTGACACTCCGCCTTCTGACGCGGCGTTCGTGACGATTGGCGACGTGCAGACGATAACTGGCAAGAAGACGTTCACCTCGCAGATTGAGGCGCAGGGCGGAGTTGCAGGAGACGTTGTTGGCGACGTGACGGGCAACGTCACAGGTAGCGTTGACGCGACTGGCGAAGGCAAGGAGATTGACGCGAAGACGAAGCCAGCGGGGACGAGCGACACCAAGGTCGCCACAACCGCGTTCGTAGAAAACGCCGTGTCGCCGGAGAGAAGCCAGCTCTTCGACATAAGAATCGGCGTCGAGGACATGACTACGAAGAGTGGTGGCGTGTGGGTGGGACTGCCCACCACGGCAACCGCCGCAAACAGAAGGCTTGCGAAGACCGACTATCCAGAGCTGTACAACGAACTCGTAGCGAGGTACAACGCGAACGTCACCACAAGCACTGGCTACAGGCTGATGAACGGGCTTCGGTTCAACACCGATTCCGAAATCGACCTGTCGGAGTTCTTCGGTTCCGGCAATCCCGTCATAATCTCGACTGGACAGATGCTCTATACCGACACCCTTGTCGTGCCCAACGTCGAGCAGGGCGACGAATGGACTGTATCGCTGAAAATCAACGCCAACGGGAACGGATGGAACAACACGTATCGCGGCCTCATGTCGGCACGCGAATACTGGCACGTAAAGGGCGAGCAGTACGTCGATTCGAGCGGCAACATGAAGCAGTACCTGACCGACACGCTGTTCGCCGCCGCAGACTATGAAGGCTCGATTCTTCCGAGATACCTCTGTCCGTCGGTTGAGATAAACCAGACCTACGTGAAGGTGTTCGCCGCGTATGCGAACGGAACGACGTGGAACATGTACAACGGAGTGCAGACCGTACACGGCATGCCGATGTCGTCCTATCCGAACAACGACTACTTGGTTTCGTTCGGAGTGGATTCGTCTGGATTCTGGTTCACAGTCACAGACCTCGACAGGAGCGCGACGAGCGGACGCAAGGCCGTTGGCGCGAACAAGCCGCAGTTGATGGGCGAAAAGGTATTCGGGAACAGCGTGAGCGGCGGGACATACGGATTGCCGATGCCGAAGATTTACACGTCCGAGACCGTGGTGATGGATGGCGACACCGTGTACTTCGACGGCGCGACGATGAACCAGTACACCACCACGAGGCACTTCCTCACGTCGGCGAAGTCGAGCTACGCGCTAATCGCGAACGGAACCGATACTGCGTCGGCGACCCAGAGGACATTCAAGATTGCCCCGAACTACATCATCCTTCCTCACGCTCCGCGCAAATACTTCCAAGACCTCGGACTTGAAGCCATTTACAACATGAGGGTGAAACCATGAGAAAGACAATCCTGATACTTGCGGCTATCGCCGCCGTCATCTGCCGTGCAGAACCTGACGACATGGCCACGGAGGCCTATGCGCACTTCGAGGCCACCAACGAGGTTGAGAAGGCGAAGGCGCAGATTGCCACGTCAATCAACGCGAAGAGCGCACAGGACAGGGCGTATGCCTCGTCAGTCGCGTCGAACGCGCTGACATCAGCAAAGTCCTACGCGGACAGCCTCGTGGTCAGCGTGGATTCGGACGGCATCATATCGAACGCCGTTGAGACCGCCATCCTGATTGTTGACGGACGCGGGTATCTTCTGCCGTCCGCGACGAACGGACTTGCGAAGGCGTCGTATGTAGATGCGAAGGTGATGGAGCAGATTGACCTG